AAACACATCTAGGCACAGCAATTGTTATGGGCGCACTCCGCAAAGGCTTCGTCGCAAAGATCGTCGACTGTAGCCTGTTGCTCTCTGAGATTTATGAGACGTACGGCAAAGATGATGCCGGACGTGCGAAAGGTGAAGCTGCAAAACTCATCCGTGCCTACATTGATCTGGATGTGCTTGTGATCGATGAGATAGGTCGCAGCCCCATTTCTTCCCACGGGGCTGACCGACTTTTCGAAATCATCGACGGTCGCTACAAGCAGTGCCGACCAACCATTGCAATCTCAAATCTGCCTCTCGTCGGCAAGGATATTCAGAATGCTTCACTTCGAACAGTTCTTGGAGATGCCGCCATCAGTCGTCTATCTGATGGTGGGCAGTGCTTTGCGTTCGACTGGGAAGACTTCCGATTGAGGACCAAATGAAGACGCCTTGTCTCGAGTGCATCCATCTTGGTCCGATCAAGCGAATTCCGGTGGGCGATCCGCTTGAGATACAGGTCGGGCAGCAGGGCATGCTCGCCAGAGGGCTCGCGTACTGCGGCTTGAAGCTTCCGGAACAAAGCTATCAGCGCTTCCGTTCGCTCACCGCCTCATCATCTTGTCCGTACTTTGAGCGAGTCCAAGATGATGAGCGAATAGCGGCCAGAAGATCGATGGCAAAGCGGCTTCAGCGCGACTACGCCGCATGGATCAATGAACGACGGGAACGGGGGAAGTGATGGGGATTCTTTTTGATGAGCCGAAGCGTCGGCTTTACGCAAAGGGCCGCCTGAAGGACGGGCAGATGAATCGCACTGAGAAGGCCTATGCCGCTTACCTCGAACGCGAGAAGACTGCAGGGAACGTGACCGCCTACTGGTTCGAATGTCTCAAGTTAAAGATCGCTGAGCATGCGTGTTTCTACACGCCGGACTTCCTTGTCATGCGTCCGGACGGTTCTCTTGAGCTTCATGAGGTAAAGGGCTCTCCCCGCATCTTTGCGGACGACGCAAAGGTCAAGACGAAAAGCGCGGCGACTCAATACCCGTTCAAAGTGTTCGTCGTCTATCCCGAAAAGCGAGCGGGTTGGAAGGTCGAGGAGTACTGAGGATGAGCTATTTAGCAAAAGAGTCTATGACTGACGACGAACGACTCGAGCTGCGGTTCGAAAACTGGGGCCGGTGGATGAGGGAGGGCCATCAAGTCGGAAAGACGACCTCGACATACTTCGACCTGACGCCGCTCGAGGCGTGCGAGGACGACGAGCCGCCGCCTCCGCCGATCAACTTGAGGGACGCTCTCCTCGTCAACGCCGCATGGTCTCGTCTGCCGACCTGTAGCGAGCGCTACCGGCTGGCCAGATCGCTGATCGCGCAGCTTTACGCAGAACCGGGTAGGGAGTTTGACTTCTATCGCTCGATCCTCTTCCGCCTCTACCGGCTCCGGCTCCGGCAGCGCGACTTCGACGAGCTACGCCTGACGGCACGCCAGATGATGGCGAACATCATCCGGCGCCTTGACATGTCTCGACGTGGGGTCTAAAATCCAAGCACAAATTACGAAGCTGTGTATCAGCCTGCAATGAAGTAGGCAGCCTTGTATCCGCAAGGAGAGCGAAAGCTCGAGCCGCTTCATTGAAGACAAAAGCCCGAAGGTCAGACCTCCGGGCTTTTCTTTTATGTCCGGCCCGCCAAGCCACTGGACGGGACGGACGCCATCTTTCGGAGGATCTATGGCGACCGCCAAGAAAAAGACGGGCCGCCCGACGCTCTACTCTGAGTCGCTCGCGGCCAAGATCTGCGACCTCATCGAGCAGGGATACTCCGAGCGCCAGATCGGAGAGATGGATGGAATGCCTACGCGACGGACCATCCAGAGCTGGAAGGACAAGAACAGCGCCTTTCTTCGCCGGTCCGCGCGCGCGAGACAGGTCAGCGCTGAGCGCTTTCGAGAGGAAGCGCTGCAGGTCGCACGCGATACGGCGGTTCTTGCAGATCACATAGCCGCACGAGATCCGGCCGATCCTATGACGCCGGCCGACTTCCCTAGGGGCTACGTCGACGCAAAGAAGCTACTAGTGCAGGAGCTGAACCGCGAGGCGGCTATCCGTGACGACAGCCGCTTCGGTGACCGTAAGCGCATAGATGTGACCGGAACGGTCGAGATCGGTCAGGGCATGGATGCCTTTTATAAGACCGTGATCGAGGAACTCGCAAATGACAGGCCGGAGCCCGTTTCTTGAGCTATTCAGGCCGCACCGCTACAAGGTTTTTTACGGCGGCCGAGGAAGCGGAAAGAGCTACTCCGTCGCCCGCGCGCTGATCGTAATCGCGGCGAAGGCCTGCGTCCGCATCCTCTGCTGTCGCGAGATCCAGAATTCAATCAGGGACTCGAGCTATCAGCTTCTAAAGGACACGATCGAGCGCCTCGGCCTTGAGGCGTCTTTCACCTGCACAGAGAGCGAAATTCGCTGCAGCACTACTGGAAGCCGGTTCATTTTTAAGGGCCTTCTGCGAAACGAACAAAGCGTGAAGTCGACCGAGGGTATCGACATCGCGTGGGTCGAGGAGGCGCAAACGGTCTCCGAGGCCTCGTGGGAGGTGCTGATACCGACCGTGCGCAGGCCCGGTTCTGAAATATGGATCACCTTTAACCCTCTGGGCGCAGACGATCCGACGACGAAGCGCTTTATCGACGACCCGCCGCCAGATGCCTACGTGCGCAAAGTCAACTACGACGAGAATCCGTTTTTCCCTCCCGAGCTTCGGCGAGAGATGGAGTGGGACAGGTCGCACGACTACGAAAAGTATCTGCACATCTGGGAGGGCTACCCGCGCACCGTCAGCGACGCGCAGGTTTTCCGGGGGAGCTACGTCGTGGAGCCGATCCCCGAGGATCTGTGGAAGCAAGCCGACCGGCTTTTCTTCGGCGCCGACTTCGGCTTCGCGAGAGACCCGTCGACGCTCGTCCGATGCTTCATCCTTGACCGGCGGCTCTATATCGACCATGAGGCCTACGGCGTCGGAGTCGAGATCGACGAGCTTCCTCAGCTCTACCGATCCGTGCCTGGCTCGACTGAGTGGCCGATCAAGGGCGACTCAGCGCGTCCAGAAACGATCAGCTATCTAAAAAATCGCGCGGGCTTCCACATCGAGGCCGCCGATAAGTGGCCGGGCTCGATCGAGGACGGCGTCGCGTATCTCAAGAGCTTCGACAAGATCGTCGTCGACCCGAGGTGCAGCCATACTGCTGACGAGTTCCGGCTCTACAGCTACAAGACCGACAAAGTGACTCAGGAAGTGTTGCCGGTCATCCTTGACAAAAACAATCACTGCTTGGATGGGTTGCGGTACGCATTGAGCGACTACATCCGCAACCCCGACAGCGTGTACTGGGAAGCCCTAGCTAAGCAATGAGAAAGAAACCTAGACAGAGCGCAGCGTCGGCCGCCATTCGCCGCTTCTCCGACGGCGTGTCGAATCCGCTGCTTAGGATCGGCACCGGCACGCCCAACACCTTTGGCGCGACGACCTATCTCCCTCAATTCACGACGATGGCGCGGCAGACCCTCGAGTGGGCCTATCAAACCTCGTGGATGTGCGGTCTCGTGGTCGACATCCCCGCCGAGGATATGACGCGCGAGGGTATCGAGATCAAGTGCGAAGATCCGAAGGCGAGCGAGGCCATACAGCGCGCTTTCGACAGATTCGGCGTCATGGATCAGCTCTGCGACGCGATCAAGTGGGCGCGTCTTTACGGCGGCGCGATCGCCGTCATCCTGATCGATGGGCAGGACGTATCGACGCCGCTGACGACGGTCCCGCGCGGCAGTTTCCGAGGACTATACGTCTTCGACCGCTGGCAGCTCGACTCGCAAAATCTGGACCCCGTGCAGGAGCTCGGAAGAGACTTCGGCAATCCTGAGTATTACCGCGTAATCGCGAAAAACTCCGAGGTGGACTTCAAGGCCGACCGCATCCACTACTCGCGCGTCATCCGCCTCGAAGGCCGCCGCCTGCCTTTCTATCTCCGGCAGTCTTATCAAGGCTGGGGCGCGAGCGTTATTGAGCCGGTCTTCGATCGGATCAAGGGCTTCGACCTAGCAACGCAGGGTGCGACGCAGCTCCTTTCAAAGGCTTATCTGCGCTACTACAAGGTCAAGGGCCTTCGCCAAATCCTGACGAACAGTCGGGCGAGCGAGGGCTTCAAGAAGCAGATGGACTACATCCGCGAATTCCAGAGCGCCGAGGGGCTGACCGTCGGCGACACTGAAGACGACTTCCAGACGTTGACGTATAGCTTTACGGGCATCCCGGATATCCTGCTTCAGCTTGGTCAGCAAATCTCCGGCGCCTTCGGCATTCCGCTAGTACGTCTGTTCGGGCAGTCGCCCGCCGGGCTTAACGCTACTGGCGAGAGCGACATCCGGAACTACTACGACAACATTAAGCACCTTCAACGCCTGATGTTGCGCTCGGGCGTTCAGCGCCTGATCGATGTCGTTTTCGAGAGCGAGACGGGGCGCGGTCCCGAATCCTCGCTTACTTTCGACTTCCGCAGCCTCTGGCAGATGAG